ATTGCGTACGCAGGCTGTGTCATAACAGTTTGGCGTTCAATCTGACGTGGAGTTAAATTCAAAGCATCAAATATATTGACACTTGAGGTATTACCATTGATAATTGTTTGATTGCTCATTTTTTTTGTTTTTTTGTTTGTTTATTATTTGTTATTTTATTGTCCTTTTAATCTTTTCATTTCCTGTTCTTCAAGTTGTTGTTCAACCGACTTCCCAGTTCCTGTTGCTCCTCCACCTCTACTACTCATATCGGGGTTAGCAAATTCTTTTTTAGCCTTCTCATAGGCTCTTTTCTCTGCGGCTGCTACTGCCGACTCTTTTTCTTGTTTATGATACTTCAAAGTGTAGCTCTCTTCAATAAATTTCTTTACGTCAAAACCACCTTCTTTTGTTACATATAACTCAGCCATTATAGGGTTATATCTTTCTTTTATGGCTGCTACTACATCGTTATTAACTTCGTAGTTCTGCTTTCTTAAAGTATCAAATACTTGGTCTACAGCTCCTAAGTCTTCCTTAGCCATTGCCTCAATCGCTAATTGTTTTTGTTTAGGGTCTAAAGCACTAGCATTCTCATTTAGTTTGTCGTTTAATAGCTTTATTGCATCGTCAACTACAACCTCTGACTTGTAATTAGCCTTTAAAGCTGAATCATACTTTGCTCTTGCTAATATTGATAGTGAGTTGTAATTAGAAACTTCTTCATCTAGAGCTGTTTCTAAGTCGTCTCCTGTTATTCCTTCCTTCTCTAGTTCTAACTTTATTAAGTCTTCTATAGAGTGGCTAGAGTAATCTATCTTCTTTATGCCATCTGCAATTTGTTGCAATGTTAACCCACTCTTTAGTAATTTAGCTACGTCTGAGTTCTCCTGCTCTTCTACTTGCTTCTTTAGTGCTTCGTAAGCCTCTAATTGAGCTTTGATAGATTCAGGTACATTTTCAGTTTCAGTAGCTTCTACTGCTGGGTCTGCATTTAATTTTTCAATGAACGATAATTCTACGACTTCTTCTGCTGGTGTCTCATCAGGTTTTTTATTTTCTTCTGAGTTTTCAGCTGCTACTGAGTCTAATCTTTTTTGTTCTGCTTCTGCGTTCTGTGAGTTTAATAACTCAGTTGCTGCGTCTTGTTCTTCTTGCTTCTTTACACCACCTAGTGCTGCATTTAGCTCGTCATGGCGCAACTGCTCCATTGCGTCTAATACTCTTTCTTCCATAATGTTTATTGTATTAATGTTTTTTCTCTTGCAAAGATTATATTTATATTTGTTTATATAAAATTATAGTTACCTTTGTGTTTTACATATAGGTAAAACATTTAATGGATAAAACGATAGATATTAGGTTGTTAGAGAGAATTGCAAACCTCCCTAGTCAAAAACTAAGTGAGCAATGCATCAAGGTTCTTAACAACTCTAAGAACGGAAGTTCCATAATAAATTTCAGGTGTACCCAACGTGAGGTGGTAGAGCTATTTGAGTTATGCGCTCTTTTAGGTCTAGATAAGACCTCCATAATCAAAGGAAGTCTTACTAGATATAAAAATAATTTCTTGAAGGACTAGAATACCCAATACCCACCTTGACCATATGTAGCCATGTGGTTGTTCATGTATCCTAGTAATTGTGCTTCCATAGCATCTGGTTGAGCCATTATTCCTTTGAACCAGCTCTTACCCTCCCTCCATCTTCGCTCCCATTTTTGACTCTTAGGGTCATTGTTTTTAAATAGCCATTCAGAACAAACGAATGCTAATAACGGTCTGTAAGCCAAGGCTGGTATCTTTAGTTCTCCGTTTGCGTCTATGTTTGTTCCGATATAACTTATTTCACACATTGTCTGTGTAATAGCACTACCAAAGTACAAGTAACCATCAACTACCTGTGCGGTAAAGTTAATAGCTAAATCTCCTTTATAGAATCCATTCGAGTTACCAATGGGAGAGGTTGTACCTAGTATAACCGTCCCATTGTCACTCTGATTCCTTGTGTTATCTAATATTCTAACTGAATTTTTACCTACTAGTCTAACAAAACCTTTAGGTAACTTTGCTGAAAACGTATCAGGGTCTATATTTAATACAGCAATACTTGGAATTAATGTGTATGCACTGCGTAAAGCTCCTATCCCCTCATTTACTTTATTTTCTAAGTAAAAGTCTTGGGTAGTAGTTGAAGTTAAGTCTAACTCCATCTTTACACCTGCTACTATATAATCCGCACTTATCGTGTCAAATAAACCTATCTCGTTATTCATTATCTATTATTATTAATTTGTTAGTTTGTATTCTTTTGCTTTAGCCCAGTAATGAGTTTGTAAGCCATGCTTAACTACTATTTCTGTACTAGCCAATTGAGCCAACACGTCTGTAGTGGTAATCAACACGTTATCTATTAAAGGAAATCTTCCTTTTTCTTTCTCTCCCATTACGTTCTTGCCTTCTTTTACTTGAGTTAACTTACGCTCAATTTCAGCAATGTGCTTTTCTTTTTCTTTGTCTTGCTCTGCTGCTGAGATAGCTGGAGTTATTTCGTTCTTATCCATTGACACCTTAGGTGCGCTTGGCAACTCAACATCTATACTATCCTTAACATCTAATAAGTTCTTTAATAACCTATATGACTGAGGATGAGTAGTAAAGTAATTAACAACCTCATCGATAGTAACTCCTGCTAATTCCTTGTTAAAGGTGTAGTAGTTACCATCTTTTGTTATAATAGTCTTCTTGCTCTCATCTTTTAATAAGGTAGCTAGACCCATACTAATATAGATTCTAGTTTCGTTATCTAACCAGCCTATTACTTCTCTGTACTTGTCTAAGTTAGCCTTTACGCTATTAATCATAGAGCTGAACAAAGCTTCTTTTGTAAAAGTTTCAATTCCTTGAACACCCCATAAGTAACAGAAGTTTAAATAAGTTTTAGTATCAAACTCGCTCCAGTAGTTAATCTTAGCACTTGCCTCGATAGCTAACTTCTCTAACTTAGTTCTTACACTTGTAATTTCAGTTGTATTAACTAATTCAAAAATAACTACGTCACTCTTGATATTAGTATTCTTATTCTCTCTTCCACCGTCTTTCCAAATAACTTGTCTATGGCTCTTTAATAATTGAACTAAAGATTTATTATTCTTGTAGTTAACAACGCTCAATCTGTCTGCTGTAGGATTTTGCTCTAAGAATAATAAATATTCGTCTGTAGCAACCTCCAAGTTGTACTCCCAGATGTACCTAGAACCTTTTTGGTCTGTTGGCATATTAGGGTAAAACGCAACAATTTCTCTTAAATGCTGTTCCTGTGGGAAGCCTAAAAAAGATTGGTATGTACCATCAACATTAGCTAGGTACTCATACATATTTTTTGAGTTGTTCATACTCATTAACTTAATTTGAGGTGATGTCTCACATCTCTCAATTGTGCGAAGTTTGTAAACTTCAACGTGTGCTTTCTTATCCATTGTTTTTTTATTATTTGTGTGTTTTTATTTTTTCTATTGTTGTGGTGGTTGTGCATTATTCATCTCATTCTGCAACATCATCTCCTCCTGCTTCGCATTGTTATTCATTGCTGAATTCTCTAAAGCAGTTTGTCCTTGTTGTGCAGCTATGTTCTGTTGAGCTTCTGCCTGCATTTGTGAGTTAGCCGCTGCTGCTTCTTGCTGTTGTCTAATAGCTGCATCTTCTCTTTGCTGTCTCTTACGCTTCTCGTTCTGTAAGTAGCTCTTCATGCCAGAAATAGTTTTAAGTTCTAATATATTTAAGAACTCTAACTTAGCATCAGGGTTAACGCCAGCCTCTTGTACTGCCATTCCTTGTAAGGTTACCTTAGCTTCTTGAGTTACAGTATTGTCAAAGTTTAGATACATCTTATAGTCACTATCGTAACAGTCTTGAATCTCTTTATTAGTTAGCATCTCAGCCATAGTATCACCTACCATAACAGCTATATCTTCACCACCCTCGGCAGCTATCTTAATCCATAAGTCAGCAGCAAATTCTATATTGTTCTCAATCCACTTGGTTAAACTTCCGTACAACCACTGATTACCTGTATCGCTATTCTCTGCGTTACTATTTCTTTGTCCTTCTGATTGATATGAACCACTTCCTAGTCTTACGTTCTTAGGCATATTTAAAACATCTGCTATTGCATTGTCAAAGTATGCTACTTGATTTAAGAGTGAGTTGATATTAGGGTCTAGTGTTAAGTCCATTACCTCGATTAGAGGGTTCATTTTCTGGTCAGCATCAATTTCAGACCTGTTAGCTGCAATCACACCATTTTGTTTTAGCTGTGATAAAAACTCAGGACTTCTCATTCCCTCAGGAAGTTGAGCTGTGTCAATATATATTGCTTTGCCTATACTTCTAGCTACAGAGTTAAGCATCATAGTAATCAAACTATCTTTGATGTCCTGCATATCACTTACCATTCCAATTACACCTTGGTTTGCACCTAGAATTGTATTAGGAGTACAAGTAATATAGCTCAATCTCTTTCTTCTTTTGTCTCTCTTATCTAAAATAGAGTTAGGAACAATCTTTTGGTCTTTTAGATATTTGTTACCAATTAAGGTAGCCTCTCTTATACAAGATACAGGCACTTTGTCTACATAAGTAATTGATTGCCATTGTATTTTCTCTGCTACCCAAACTTTAGGCACACCATTATAGTTACTGTACCAGTTAAAGTTAACCCATCCTGTTACATAGGGAGCTTGACTTGTTCCGTCTCTTGCGATTCTTTCAAGGTCTTCAGCCTCTTCTTTAGTCAATTTCCATTTAGAAACAACGTCAGATACCGAGTATGGTTTAATTTGTCCAGCATAGTCATCGTCTCTGTGTTGGTCATCATTCTTGTTCATATCAACAACAGCGTACTCAGGTGGAACTAAGTCCATAAAAACCTTACCGTTTCTTTCTGTTATGAATGATGTTGCTCTTCCTCCGATAAAACAGTATTGAGCTCCTTTTATAAATTGGTCGTAGCACTCATTTGAGATGTAGAAACTCTTGCCAAACTTAACATAAGTCTTCTCACTTGCCTCTACGAAGTTTGTGTATAAAGCCTCTATATCTTGTTCGTCTGTAATATCTAAATCTGTTCCTGCCTCTACCTGAATGTTACCTAGTAATTGTTGTTGCTTTAAGAAGTTTCTACCATCCATCATGTATTTCATTACATTCTTTTCTGTAGTCTTTCTGCTTAATGCATCACCAGCTATACAACCAGCCTGCATAATATCTGGAATAGGTTTAATTAAATATCCGAACTTACCTCTAAAGTAATTGAATAAGGCAATAATATCCTTACCTCTGTATAAAGGAATTTGAGTATTGTTGTTGTTTCCGTCCTTTGCTGTTAGCTCGTAAGAAGTTCCGTACTGCCATCCAAAAACGTATCTAGCGTACTTTACATATTGTGGAACATATCTGTTCTGAAGACCGTAGAAAGGGTCTTGGTTAGGAAGTCCAATTAATTGAGGTGTTACTACCAATTGATTATACATAGAACAAACCCAACGAACATTCTGTTTCCAGTAATTTTCGTCATCCCACTTTTCGTTTTCAACTGTTTGTAAGGGTTGAACCGCAGGGTATGTATTAATATCTAATTGCATATATACTACAAAATTAACATATTTAAATGAATTACAAAATTTTTTTAGGCTTCTATAGGTTTACCGCTCTCTAGTTCGTACCAAATAGTTACGCCATTTTCTATTTTACTTAGTATAGTTGGTCTACTTATCTTCTTTTTGACTTCTTGCTGAGTCTCTGGGTCGAAGTTTCCACACGCCATGCATCCTACTCCGTAAGCATCACTTAAATCGGAGTTAGCTGAACCGTAGATTAGTAAGTCTTGAACTATTCTTAATGAATTGATTTGATGTCCGTACAGTCTTAAGTACTTATTCATTACAGAAGTTCTGTACACCTTATTGTTTCCATCGATATAAATTCCATAAGCATTACTAGACTTCTCTAATAACTTCTCTGTATTGTGTTTTATTAATTGACGAATCAATAATCTTTGCTGACCCTCGGTCTCAAATAAATCCGAAATGGTACTACCAGCACTTGCATTTCTCTCTGGGTAGGCTCTAAGACCTCCGAATTTATTGTAGTACATACATAGCCACAATGCAGCCTTTTCTACCATGGCTCTCTTGTCTGGACGTATACATATATTAGCAACGTCTATATATTGATTAGCTCCTGTTATTCTTTGTATTACTAAAGCGTACTTAGATTTAGCCTTTCCTTTTTCAGAACCGTCATTATTCTTGTTTGTACTGTTAGTATCCGTACTTGTAGCATCTAGTCCTGCTCTGTATAAATGATGTTCTTGTGGATGCTCAAATATTTGTACAGCTAGCTCATTTTCATCTTCTCCTTTAGCCATTGGCGTTACGTCAACTTCTTTTGTAGCTGAGTTCTTGAGAATCTTATACATTGGTTGAGGAGTTCCCTTGAGTTGCTTCTCTCTTTGTCTAAGTATCTCAATTACATCTATTTCTAATCCTCCGCCTCTATTCACATCAAAGATATCATCTATCTTCTCAGGAAACTGTCTCTTTAGCAAAGCCTTCTTTGAGTCGCTCGCTCCAGCACACATATTGGTAAAGAACTTCGTAGCTTCTTCTTCTTTAGGATTTCCGTACTCGTCAATAAAAGAAGGGTCAGATTTATAGTAAGGAATTAGCATCCTATATAATCCGCTCTTTGTCCTGCCGTTTAAATCTCTTTCAAAAGGATTGCTGTCGTACCATAGCTCTTTGCTGAAAGGGACTGCCTTGGCTGTGCCGTTTTCAACAGTTGATACTAGCCAAATCTTACCGATAATGTCTCTAGTTCCCTCGGTACACTGTGCTATTAGCGTTCCAAATAACTGTTCCATATCCATAAGTTCCTGACTAGCAAACTCATCTAAGAAAAACTCTGTTACTCTTTCCCCCTGTATACTTGTTATCTTACTGGGTAGTGCCTCTATCCTAGTAAAGTTACCGTCTTTAAATGTAACCTTGTCTGAACTTCTTTTAATAGTTTGATTCTGTTTAAAGAATATACTATCATTCTTGTAAGTGTGTTGGTAAATGTAAGGAAGTGAATTGTTTAATGATAAGAATGCATTTAATGTTCTTTGAAACAAAGCCTGAGCCTTATCATCTTTTGTAGCCTGTAGGAAGTAACTAGCCTTTGGTCTTAGTAAGCTATCGAATAACATTCGTGAAGGAATCATTTCTGACTTACCGTAACGCTTTTGTGTGTAGGCAACTAGTCCGTAACAGTTTTCATCCTTTTTGCAAAGGTCTTGCATTAGAGCCATTTGAGCGTGAGCCCATCTATAGTTGGGGTAGACTCCTCCTCCTAAGTCCCAGTGCTTTAAGAATCCGTAATGAGAACCAGTAAGATATACTAACTCTCCATTATTATAAAAATGATAACCGTTCTCTAGTCTAAATAATTCCTTTAACTGATAATTCTGCTTTTCTTCAACAGTCATGTGACTAAAGTTTGGGTCTTTAGGTCTTTCCCATCTCTGTTGTTTCTTTGGTAAGTCTTTATTATATACAGGTTCAAATGGTTCTGGACACTCGTAGAATAAGTTCTTTATATTCCCATTGTCGTCAGGCTCTCCACTTGTTCCAAATAACTCTATACTGTTATGCTTTTTTGCCATTAGCTTCTAAGTGTTTAGCTAAAATGTTTTCTGCCTCTCCTGCCTTAACTCTCTCTACTTCTGTTTTCTCGTCAGTAGTCATCTTGATGTATAGCTTTTCTAAGTCACTATCTAAGTCAGGAAGAAGTTTAATTATCTTCATTGCCGTCTCGGATTGTGCTCTTGCATCTTCATCTTCATTTTGAGCTCTGATAGTAAATGGAGATTCATCTATCTCATCCTGCCAAGACTTTCTCTGTCTAAAGATGGTTAGATAGGTACTCAAGGAATGGCTCTTCTTGACTGTATCAAAAAGTTTACTCCACTCCTTTATCTTAATTTGTAAGTCCATAGATAATTTGGACAGTTCTTTACTTTCCTTTTCTGTTAGTGCCATATGTGTTTTTAATTATATTCATTTTCAGTTCTTCAGGCTAAAAATGATTTTTGTTAGTTATTAATTATTATCCAGCTACTTGAAAATGTATTTTAAATGAGCCAGAAGGAGTAACTGATGCATTATATACATAAAAAGTAATGGTAGTTCCTGATATAAAGTATCCTCCAAGCAATAGCACAGCAGGTTCAGCTGCATTTACTTTAATTGTTGGTACAATGTAACTATTACTGTTTATTGTACTGTTTGTTAAATTATAATAAGTTACAGATGCGGCAGCAGCTGCAAATGTATATGTTACTATTCCGTTTAATTTATTCAGTGTAACAGATTGTGCCCCTGTAACTGTATTATTGGTATTTAATATAAAAGAGCTTAATTTATAAGTTACATAATTATTTATGTAATTCATTAAACTTGTAATTATGTTTGTGCTTATCGGTGTTAGTAGTCCCATTTTTGTAGTAAGTAGTCTAAGTTAATATTCATGCTGTTATAATCTGTATTTCCATTCATTAAGTTGTCCTGAGTTTGAGTTGTTACAAAAGAATTGTAATTAACAAACTGAGAGCCCATTAGTGTTGTTCTGCCTTTCTTAAAGTCTGCAATATTAGAAATCTGCTTATCAGATATCTTTTTACAGCTTCTTGTGAACATTGAATTGAAATTAGGTCTTAACATTTATTTATTTATTATTTTAAGTTTTTGTTTTTAGTTCCTAAGTAGTTGACAATAATATCAAGTGATGATTGTACTGCGCTAAAGTCGTAGGCAATACTAGTCGCACTCTGTACATAAGGTAAAGAGTATAAAGTATTGGTTCTTATAAAGTTATCTTTAAAGTCTTCGCTTGCGTTTAGTGTACTATTTGATAAACTATTTACATAGCTTTGGTATATAACACTTGATGCTGCATTAGTCCAGAAGTCAAAAGAGTTTTCATCAAAGCTTCTTACTACTGTAGGTGTTCCTAAGAATGTAAAAGAGGTTGACTTAGTAAACACTTGACCTACATAATATTTCCCTCCTGCTACTGTAATAAAATCATTAGGTGTTCCTTTTACAATATAAGTTCCTGCTGCTATATTTGTTAACCCTCCTCCTGATGCACTTTCTGTCGTATAAATTTCGTAATTAACTGTTCTTGCCGAGTCTGCAAATGTTGTAGAGTTCTCGTTTAAATCAGAAGGGTAAAAATTATAATTAGTTATTGTGCTTGGTATTAGTGTATTGTATGTGCTGTAGTATCCTGTAGAGCTTACTAACAATCCTGAGGTTACTGGTATGGTGTAATTTGAGTGCGCTACAAATACGTCTCCTGAATTATAGTTAACACCTTCCAATAGAAGAGTTCCTGTTATTACAAGGTATTCATTATTAGCTACCAAAGCTCCAACTATGCCAGAGTTTAACACACTGTTATATGTAGAGAATAAAAACCTAACTGCCTTTACATCAGAAATACTAATTCCTAGTCCAGTGTAGTCAGTACTATCGTATATACCTAAGGTGGTATTTGTACTATTGTCAGTTGAGATGATTATATCTGTTGCCATTACTATCCAGTTGTTATTTTATTCATAATGTACCATCTGTTTGAACCACCATATTTAAGGGTTACACAATTATATGCTAAGTTTAAACCTGTGTATGTTGCTGAACCATCTATTTCTTCAATACCTGCGTTAAATACTGATACTGTATTGTTTGTAGCACCTGCTATATTTTTAATTATAAATTCATCGCCATTTGCTACTGTAGAAGTATCAGGTAATGTTATTGTTTTACTTGAGGCGTTTACTAAAATAGTTCCTTCTGTGATAGGTATTGAATAATCTGCCGTAACTGTCTTTATTTTAGAAGTTCTAACAATTAGGTCAGTAGCACTCATTGCTAAGTTACCACTAATAACTATTTCTTCTGTGCTTCCTGCACCTCCACTAATTCTTCCTAATAATCTTTTAGTTGCACTTATTGCCTGCATTTTAGCGTAAGTAACAACTCCAGCAGCTATTGTTAAAGCACCACTTCCTGTAACATCGCCTGTATGAGTGGCATTAGTAACCTTTGCGGTGTTTGCAACTACTGTTGCGTTATTAGTTACTCTTACATCAGTATAATATAAATTACCACTTTCAGGTATTAAGGCAGTAGTAAGAGAAACAGCACCAGTTAAACTATTAACACTTGAAACACCTGCTGAAAATGTTGTCCAAGTTGCGTTATTAGACCCATCTACTATTAAAGCTTTTCCTATATTTACAGTAACACCTGTATCTGTAAGAGCATTTATAGCGTTTTGTCTTGTAGATGCATTAGTTCCTCCCTTAGCAAAAGACAAAGGAGTAGTTGCTGCCAAAGTATTTACTTCTATGTTTGCTGGAACTACATCTAATTCAAAGTTTGGATTAGTAGGATTAATACTAATTTTTGATGAGCCTGCGGTTATAGCTCCTTCTATAATTGCTGAACCTGCATTATTTGTTCTGATAATTCTATTTGCATTTATTGCAGACAATCCTGTACCTCCTTTATTAAAAGGAACTACTGGTAAGTCTCCTGATACTAAGGCTCTCATTGTAGGTTTGCCTGAAGCTCCGTCTGGAGAGGCATATACAAGGTTAGCCGCCTTACTTATTCTTGAGAATGTTATTTCTGGTGTTGTAGTTGGATTAGATACGCTTGCACTAAATAATTCTGATGAAGTATCTGTATCTACTTTTGTAAAGTTCGTTACAGTCCCTCCACTGCTAGATGTACCTAATAAAGAATTAACAGCAGTCTCCACTATTAGATTATCACTATTGTAATCTGCTGTGGTTAATGGTGTACCTGTGTTGGCTCTTGATAACTGTATTGACATTTATTATTGTTATTATTATTCTATTGCAAAATTAGTCTTTTCCTTTGTAATTTACAATAATTTAAACTTGTGAATTATAGTAACCATTAAATAGTCCTTGAGTGAAAGAGGTGTAGTAGCTAACATCTTGTACTATGCTGTTCAACTCATTTCTTATTATTATTCTCTGACTATCAGTCATTCCGACAAAATTATAGCTGTGAATAAGATTACTCAAGTATATAATAGTGCCATCGCTAACGTCAAATGGCAGTCCTAGTTGTGTACAACGAACCTGCTCTAATCTTAACTGATATATTATTTGATTGTAGTCCATTAATATATATTATTAGCTAAGTTATCAACCTCTTCCTGTAAACTTACAATATTATTGTACGCCTGACCCAGACTTACTAAACCGATATTAGCAGCATTCTGCATAGTGTAGATGTTTGTAAAAATGGTGGCTATCTGATAGTTATACTCCCTGCCTTGAGGTTTAGGATTTAAAATATTTGATGTTTGTAATTCTACTAAACTAGTTTCTAGGTTGTAGATAGTTTGAAAATTACTTACTGCTCCACTATTATAAGGTGCAACTCCGAAAGTTCCGCTTACTACGCCTACTGTTGAAGTTCCTGATGCTGTAAATACTTCTCCTTGTTTGTAGTTGCTTCCTAAATAAGAAACAATTCCAGTTCCAGTAACTAAGTACTTAGTGCCTAATACTGTTGTGAATGCTACAGTATTTACAATTCCATAAACCTCGTACTGTAAGGTTAGTATGCTATCAGGAATAACTCCAAGTGTGGTGTAACCTAAGTCTTGCGTACTTAAATATAAAGGAGTTCCTAAAGCTGTTGGCAGCCATCTTGATGGAGTTATTAGCGGATTGTAATATCCTGTTGTCTCAAATGTATCGCCAGCTGCCACTACTAATCCTGTTGTGTGTGGCACAAGGTAGTTGCCTACAGCTATTGACTTGCTATCATATGTTTTTGCCGTTCCGCTAGTTTTAATATATTGAGTGTAAGGAACTAAAGCAGCCCCAACACCTATTTCCGAGGGAACAATATTTACATAGTTTCCTATTAGTAAATTTACACCTCCAACCTGTGCGTATGTTAGGTTCGGACTTCCGTATCCGTCAGTATTGTTTGTGGCGTAACCACCTGTAGTATCAGTAAAGTTAATTATTTCTCCGAAAGGGTCTACAATTTCTAGGTTATTTGTTGGTAAAAGGCTCATAGTGCAAATATACGTTAATTAATTTGTTGTTGGTTTTGCTGCTTCTTGTTGTTTTAATATTTTATTCACTGCACTAGATACCATGTCTACATATTCATCTGTAAGTTTTTCTGATGCTAAAAGTTTTCGAATTTCCCTAGACTTAGTTCCGCTTTGTTTAATTTTAGAAACAATAAACCTAGATATCTGACTAACGTCATTTTTCTTAATATCTTGTATTTCTTTTTTATATTCAGGAGTTACTTTAGCTCCTCTTTCTTCAGAAGCTTTTTCTTCTTTTTTTGCTTTTGACTCATCTTTCTTTTCACGATACTGATTTCTCATTTCTTTTTTTATTCTTTCGTAAGACTCTATAGGTAAAGAAGATTTAGCTTCAGCTAGTTTTGATGCATCTGAAACAATAGAACTTACTTCTTTTTGAGCGTCTTCATTTGACATCTCTTTAATATCTTCAAGTCTATCTATTAAAGTTTCGTACAAATATTTACCTCTTTCTTCTGCGTAACTAAAAAACTCATTATCAGTCATTGCTCTAAACTTGCCGCTTTCTATATCTATAATATTTGTTGTTTTTATGTTTGGTTTTGTTAAAAATATTTTTTTACTTGTCAGTGTTGCGGTTAAGTCCGTATCTTCAGATTTAGATGTAAACTTATCTGTGTCTGCAATAGACCTTTGACCCCATATATTAACTCTGTCGTTTAGCATATTTCTAGCAACAGGAATGTCTCTTACTAACTCCGCAACTAAACTAGTTCCAACTTCTTTTTCTGGCACGTCAAACGCTCTTTGAACTTCCCTTGCTGACTGAGTGTATAGCGCAGGCAGAACAAATCCCTTAACGGTTTTAAATATAGATTTCATTGCGTCATCTACAGCGTCTCCTGCTTCTGTTTCTGTAAGAGCCTTAAGGAATGAATTTATAGATACTAAAAAAGTACTGTCTAAAAATGTTCTTGATGCGCCAACAGCAGCGAAAGATATTCTATCTAAAAGGTTATCATCTGTATTTTCTTTTCTATACTTTTCATAATCTTTTAGGTTTCCAATAAGACTAAACATTACTAATAAAGGACTGTACTGATATGAAATCCAATCGCCATATTTTTTGGTTTTTTTGTTGTAAACTCTAAATGAATATGGTTGCCATCCCTCATTTTTAAGACCCTCATTTTTCTTGTATTTACCTGTAGCATTTGCTGTTATTTCTAGTAAAGGCTCATCATCGTCATCTCCTTTTAAAGTCAACATTAAAACAGCAGCCGACATAGCCAGTCCTACCGTAGCTTTTGTTACTATTTCTACTCTGTATTGGTCTTGCTGCATTTGTGACATAGAATCCCACTCTGCTTTAGGTATTCCAAATGCAGAGCCTTGCCTAGCAGCTCTTATGTATCCCCAAGGAGTGTAGTTTATTCCCATGTTAGCTACGTTTGCAATTACATTTGTAAAAGGCACAACAAATCTAAATATTTTAGTAACACCATTAGTTTCTATTAACTGATTAACTCTCTTAGCTACAGCACCTAGCAAACCAGAAGCAGGATGATTAAACGTGTTCCAAGATGCATAAGCATTACTTTCGTCCATTATTTCAGAGCCTCTGCTTTGTTGTACTAATTCAAATACTCTTCTTTTTTCGTTTGTTTTTATGTTCTTTATTTTTTTTGCTTTTTCAGAACTAGATATATTTTCAGTATTTACCGCATCTATCTCTAGCTGAGCCTCTTCAGATGCTTTTAATTTTGCATCAGGAATAGTACTGTCATTTGCGTGTAGTATGTCAAGTGCTCTTTGTTTAATTTTAACACTAGGGTCTAATTTATTTTCATTGGCAGCCAACATTCTAGCCCACTGATAAGCTCTCATTTCTTTCTGAGTTTCAAACATAATAACATCGGATGCTACCATTAGTCTTCTTACATACTTTAAATAATTAGCTGGGTTGTATTTGCCTCCTTTAAATGTTTTTAGTTCTAATGTAGAAGGAATTTCCACTCTTCCTCTGATTGGATTATAACCAGTTTTTAATGAACTCCCTGCTTCTAGTATACCTCTATTTATTCCATTTATAATACCTCTAGCCATAAATACTCCTGTTCTAGGGTTTCTTATGGCAGATTCTCCGTAAGAGAACAATAATTGAGTTGCGTTAGCTATCACGTTAACTAGCTGAGTAGTAAATCCAGATAAAACATTTGCGTACCATATAGACGTTACAACATCCATTAATGGAATTCCTTTTATTTTAGCTTCGTATCCTAATAAGTCTTCAACTGCCTGTGCTCTTTTTATTCCTTCTGGAGATTCCTCTACTATTGAAGCTAGCCTTTCTATTTCTGATATTTCTTCTTGAGATAACTTAGCCCAACCCATTTTATCAGCATATGCTTCTACTAAGTCTTGTTCTTTGAATGCACCTAAATTAGTTAGCTTTAATAATTCTGATTCTAAGTTCTTTAGCTCAGGTTTCTTTCTTTCTTTAGGATTAAATACTGTGTCTAATATTTTCTTTTTCTTTTCTGTGGCTAGTCTGTCAAACTCTTCTTCTATAGCTTTTGCATATTCTTTAGCCTCATTTTCAGTCAGTTCAGTTTCTGCCATTATTTTTTCTACTAGAGTTCTTTTAGCAGAATCTACTACTGTATAGTGTTCTATGGCTATTTTTGAAATAGATAAGCCTAAATCTTTAAGAGCCCCTTTTACACTTTTCTTAGCTTCTCTAGCCCTTCTGTCTTTGTTCTCCTGTAAGATAGTTGCTTCACTGTCTATTTCCGATGCAGGAATACCTAATTCTTTTGCTGCTTTCTTATAAAGGTCAGCTAAGTATGGTTTTACCTTATCTCCAAAGTCTTCTATAAGTGCCTCGCTAAATTCTTTAAACTTTCTTGAGCCAGCCTCTAAGTGATATACACCAATAGGAATTAATTGAACAGGTATAGCTGCTGAAAAAGCTTTATTAGCAAGGGCTTTTTTCATCTCCTCGTACTTTGCTTTTGTAATAACCTTATTCTTAGTACCGTAGTCGGCATAGGTTCTTGCTGCCTTTTTTCTTTTTTCAGAAGGCTTGCCTCCTAGGTTTTCAACTGCCTCGTTTATAGCGTCTTCGTTGGCTTGTTTAAACTTTTCTTTTATTTTAGTAAGCTTCTTATCTGCTTTCTCCCTTTTCTTGTTGATGTTGTTTATCATCTTCAACATCTTTCTTAGCTCTCCTTCAGCTGTAAGTGCAGGGAACATAGCAAATGCTTGTATGCCTTGTCCAGCCTCTGTCGCAGCAACTACTAGTCTCTCTCTTAAATCATTAGCTTCGTCTAGTCTACCTTCTTTTGATAATTTCTTAATTAAAATTTGAGCCATGGTAAACCTAACTCGTAGGTTCATTCCATTCTTCCAGTCATCAACAGCGTATACAGAAGCGTCTAAGCCAAGTTCATCTATTAGATTCATTACTTCTTCTACGGTACTCTTATTAGATATCTCTTCGTAATTTATAGCACCTTCAGAAAGTTGTAGGGAAGGATTGTCCTTTAAGAATTGTTTCGTTAAACTGCGCTCTTTCATCTTGCCTTTTGTTGGAGCAGGTGCATCTGTAGACAAAGTTATTTTTTTAGGAACAAAACTTCCGTCAGCTACTAGCTTATCGTACTCACCAGCTGCGAGCAATGCGAAGAATTCGGGTTCAGAATAACGTTTATTTTTGTAGGTGACAAAGCAAGCCATTTGTTTTTTTATTTTTTATAATTAGGCAAATTTAATGAATTTATATTGAAATCTAAAGTTTTAATACAGCAGTAGCTATATGCGTGAAGGGGAGGGTTTCTTCAGGCATTGGTTTAG